CCAGCGATTCTCCATCGTGTAAACTACGACTATATTCCGCTGCCAGTTCTCGTATGTCTGGCGATTCGCTCGCCATTGCCAACTTATCAGTTGTTTCCATTTTTTTGTTCTTTCAAAAGTTTAATTATTTCGTCCCGGTAGAAGCGGCGTTGGTTTCCAGTCGTTCTAAAAACGCTCAACACTTTGGCTTTCTCCAGTAAAAGTAGTTCTCGGCGGCTCAACCCCGTCACGCTCACAACGTCGGCTGGCTTCACCAAAATTGGTAGTTCGTAAATGCTCAATATCCTCCCCCTCCAGACGCGGCAAACGTGAGTTCAGTCACATGAATTGGCTCCATCACGGCTAAATAGCGGAGCGTGTCTATCGGGTCTTTGCTCGCGCCCTTCTCCCCGTCTTTTCCAGTCCATTCCTGCAAGCTATATATGAGGTTGCCACATTCCTCGCTCACATAGAGGTTTGGTTCATTAACTGCCGTGACTGGTTCAGACTGATTAAAATTCAACCAATCATTTACGATGGTGAGTCCGTTCGCCACTGAGATTCCAGCGGCTTGCTCAAAATACATCGGGTCTTCCCCTTCCCCTAACAGATCAATGATGCTTGTGCCGCCCTCGCGCCCAGCGGCTTGCGAAGCTCCAGCGCGGGGGTCTATGTATCTGGCTTCTATATCTTCCCCGTTTTCCAGTTCGCCAATAATCTCTTTCACTTCGGGTAGGCCGCGCCCAGCCCCAACACTCTGCGCCGGGCCGGGACTCCCATCCATCTTCTCCCCCGGCACTGCCCACTCCCCATAGTCGTGACGATTTGGCCATTCTCGGTAAACGAATTTGCGCCCCCGGTCGTCCACGCGAATCCAGAGGCAAAACCAGTTGCGGTTCCAAGCCGGGTCAACTGCCATGTAGTTGGTTCCCTGTTCGGGGAGTTTGTCGGCTTCCAGAATGTGCGAGTCGCAAAACTTTGGAAACTGATTTCCCGACAAATTCTCCGCAAACCCATACGCCCGCAACTTAATCTGTATGCTGTTTTCGCCCTTGAGAGTCTTTT